TGAAAATAACGACGAGCAGCCAACCGAACTAGAGGAACAGCGACAAGAGGAAACTGAAAATGAACCCGATGAAAATACTGAAAGTACTTCTACTGATACTGAGTCTAATTCCGAAGTCAATTCCGAAGCCGAAACAGAACCCGTTCAAGAGACGATAAATAATAGTGAAAGTAATGGTGATGGCGAACAGCCGGAACCAGAAGAACAAAATGATGATTCAGCCGTTCAGGAAGAACAGGCCGAAGAAGATCAAAAACGAATTGCCGAAATTAACGCGATCTCACGTGCATTCAATATTCACTCTGAAATTACAAATCAGGCAATCGAATCTGGCGTAAGCATTGAAGCGTTTCGCCAGCAAATTAAAAATAAACCCATTATCAAGGATGATAAAACAATGGAATTTTCCCTTAACACTCTCATTCGTTCTATTATGGACGGTGACAAATCTCTGCCATCCGGTAAAAACGGTGCAGTAGTTGCTAACGCTGATTTCGCACAGGCTGTACGTGCAGGTGTAACTACCGCTACTGCCAAAGACGTTATTCACACAGATGTACTGTACGGTTCATTCGTCGATATTCTGCGTGCTGAATCTGTTCTTAAGAATTTCCCAGTACAGATGTTTACCGGACTGACCTCTGAAATTGCAGTACCTAAACTGGCTGGTGACTTCACCGCAGGTTTCGGCTTTATTTCTGAGAATGGTGTATCACCAGAAGTTGATGCTAATTTCGAATCTGTAGTACTGAAGCCTAAGACCTTCACTGGTTCAGTTCCGTTATCACGTTCGGTGGTTAAATCCTGCCCTTCAGTAGAACAGATCGTTAGCCAGGCCATTGTTGCAGGTTCTGCTGAACGTCTGGAAGCCCTGATCCTGAAAGGCATCGTAGATGCAGTAGTAGCAGCGGGCAAAGTCGAAACTGTAGACGCATATACCTATGCAGACATCGTAGCAGCACAGGGTGTACTCGGTGACGCTGGCGTATCTTTCGGTTCTATCGCAGCCGTAATGTCTCCACAGACCAAAGCCACCCTGCGTAATACTCTACGTGGCAATAACAGTTCCGCTGTGTACCTGTTCGACGATGGCGATCTGTGTGGTGTACCTGCCTACGATTCTAAAGTACTGGCTGGTCAGAACTTCATTATCCTCGGTGACTTCTCCAAAGTTGCTATTGCACAGTGGGGTGACTCTCTGGAGCTGGATATGGACGATACCACTAACCGTAATCGCGGTTCTGTAATCGCTCGCGTGTGGGCAGATCTGGACTTCGCAGTACTGGTGCCTGAAGCCTTCCGTATCATCAAACTGGCTTAATAATTATGAGAGCATTTAATACGCAAAGTATGGATGCTCTGATTAACAGTTTTGGCGAACCTTTAGTACTAGATAATGGCAGTACTATTACTGTCATTTTCGAACAGTCCGAAATAGCAATTCAAACTACCGAAGGACTTATACAAACAACAGAAAACTACTTTACATGCCGCCGTGATTCCATCACCTATGAAGATACTTTTGTACTGAATAATGTTCGGTATGAGGTTTATAACATCATTGATGATTTATCAGGTCTATGTAACGTCTACTACAGGGCTTGAACACATGAATCTTTCAATTATTAAAAATCATGTTTCAAGCCTTTTTTCGTCTTCTGGTTTGAAAGTACGCAAGGCTGCTAAAACTAATAGTCAGACATCCAGTGATTACATTCTGATGATCAGCAATGTAACCGAACAATACGAACAGCTTGAATACAGCAATCGTCATTCTGTAATGCTGACAATGGATGTACTGGTTACATCGCAGAGTGAATTAAAAGCACAGCAAACAATGACGAAAGTACATGAAGTACTTTTCAGTACTGAATTAATTACTGGTCTTTTAGAGAAGGGCATTAATGTTAGTTCACTAAAACTACTCTCAGTAGTCGATGATAACGATCCAGATACAGCCATAAATAACATTATGACGACGTGCCAGATTAATTACATCGCACGTCCTACAAATAATGGAGAATAACAATAATGGCAGGGATCATGCTCGGCAACCGCACGTTGCTATCTTACAGTACTGACATCAATAACTACTACCCAACAGCAGTATATACAAATATTGATAATCTGGGTGCTTTCCCAGAAGTCAAAATCAGTAGTTCAAATCAGACTATCGAAACATATGATCAAGAATATCTTGCAGTACTGCGAGGTGATTTGAAGATTAGTAACATCAGCATTGTTGTACATTACGACCCGTCTAATGTTGGTCATCAATTCCTGAACAGTGCATACAGTACTAACAAAGTATTCCAACTAAAATTAAGTATCTATGAAAGCCCAACAAGTTTACGTCAGAACTTCATCATTCTTAACGGTCGAATCACTGCACAGAAAGACGATGCTGATATTAATAAGTGTACGGGCGTACATGGACATATACCCCAACTTCTATTGTCAACCAGGGTAGCATTGACGAACCAGCCCCATTACTAATCGGTAATTATGGTCTGGGTGCAGACGGTACAACCGTTCCACATTACGAAGCCGATCCAACTGGTAACGCATTTATCAAAGTTGGTGCAACACGTACCGATAACCCGCTGGGTGTAGATCTTCTGGGTGTAGGTATGGTCGATGCTGGTGGAACCAATAAGGCTCAAATCGTACTGTCAGAATCTGCAACCCCTCGCATGTACATCAGGAACACTGACAGTACTGGATGGGATCAGGTCTACAGTAGTGCAAATAAGCCCTCTCTGGCCGCAGGAGCAACGCAGGGCGTAACCGGAACATTGCCTATCAGTTCTGGTGGTACAGGGGCAACCGTGGCAAGTACTGCACTCTC